TAACCCGAGCGCAAGGGGCTACCTAAGACCGATCCTTGCCGAGAATGGTGGATGGGAAGCGTACATCACTACCCCGCGGGGAAAGAATCACGCCTACAGCACTTACAACCAAGCCCGCAAAGACCCGAGCCAGTTCGCTCAATTGCTGACCGTGCGTGATACCGGGATGCTCACCGAGGCACAGTTAGAGTATGAGCTTGCTGAGTACATGGCGACTTATGGCGAGTCAATGGGTATGGCGCTTTTCGAGCAAGAGTACATGTGTAGCTTTGAGGCTGCCATCATCGGTGCTTACTACGGCGCAGAGTTCCGCATGATCGACAAGCAAGGACGGATTACCACTGTTCCTCATGACCCTGTGTGGCCCGTACACGTTGCCATGGACATTGGATACGACGACGATACAGCGATATGGTGGTTTCAGGTGGTAGGTGGTGAGATCAGGATAATCGATTACTACGCAAGCTCGGGTAAGACAGTAGACCACTACTGCTCACAGATGTTAGGCGTACAAATACAGATCGAGATCATCAAGGACAATCTACAAGTAGAGAAGGGCGGCGATGTTGATGGCTTAGAGCATCGAAGGGAATACAGGTACGGCTCGATCAATCTGCCTCATGACGCAAAGGCTAAAACGTTAGCAGCGCGTGGTAAGAGCGTAGAGGAGCAGTTTGCTTCTGTGTTCGGATGGGGTAAAATCCAGATTGTGCCGAGTTTGTCAATCGAGGATGGCATCCAAAGTGTTCGCAAAGTGTTATCTCGTTGCTACATTGACGAGCGGTGCGAGCCCGGATTAGAGGCGTTGAGGGAGTACCAGAGAGAGTGGGACGATGACCGCAAGATGTTCAAAGACCGCCCTCTACACAACTGGACTTCTCACGCTTCAGACGCTTTCAGGTATCTTGCTATCGCTTGGACGATGGACAAACTGCCAAAAGAGCAAGAACTGATACAAGGGCCAACAGATCGCAGCTTTAATCAGATGATCGAGCTAGTCAAACAACGCAGAATTAGGAGTGAATACTGATGGACACGATTGCGACAGTTATAGAGCCATGTGATGCCATCATTGCGTTTACCGATGAGATGGACAGGCCCATGAGCCACACAGTGTGCTATCAGGTGCATATAGACCCCGCCAAGGTAAGTCCCGGCGGTGAGTTTATCCGCTTTGACCACGGTACATCCGAGGTGCACGGTTGGAAAAGAATTGACGAGATTACAATATTGGAAGTCCTTGAGGTTTTCGCAGTATCACAGACTGAGGCCGCATAATGTCCGAACAGGCGACAATGGAAGACCTTCCCGAAGGCAAAGACAATGGCCCGAAGGTTAAGCGTTGGATTGCTGAGATTGATCTGGCAATGAAGGCTGAGAAGGACTGGCGCAAGGATGCCGAGAAGGCACTGTTAGCGTATCGTGGTCAAGTTAAGGTCGATGATTCGGGTGGGACGCGGGAAGTATTCAATATCCTGTGGTCGAACACCGAGATCAAACGTCAAGCTGTCTACAACAACCCCCCAAGGCCTGACATAAGACGCCGACACCGTGACAAGGATGGAGTGGGAAAGGCTATCTCTGAGCTATTAGAGCGCGCAACCTCCTATGCGATTGACTGTCAAGATGTTGACGGTGTGATTATTGCTGCTGTCAACGATATGCTGTTACCCGGTAGGGCGATTACTCGTGTTAAGTACAAGTCTGAGACTACGGGAGAGGGGGAGGATGAGGCGGTAGCGTATGAGGAGGTTATTCCCGAGCAAGTGCAATGGGATGACTTCATACGTGGGCCGGGTAAGACATGGGAGGAGGTCAGATGGATAGCGTTTTGTCATAAGCTGCGAAAGTCTGAGATTAAGTCTAAGTTCCCCGAATTCGCTGAAAAGATCGAGTATGATGTTGCGGACACTGGCCAGGACAAGGATTTAGACAAAACTGACGACACTGTGTTTAAACGTGCCGAAGTGTATGAGGTGTGGGACAAGGACGAGCGAAAGGTTTATTGGATGGCCAAGTCGTTCAAAGATGACTTTCTGGATGTTCAGGAAGACCCGCTTGAGCTAAAGAACTTCTATCCTGTTCCAGAGCCGTTGTACGCGATTGAGTCTAGCACTTCGCTAATCCCTATCACTGAGTACTCTCAATACGAGATTCTTGCTAAAGAGTTGGAGATTATCACCCGTAGGCGTAATAGGATTGCATCTGCTTTACGTGTTAGGGGCGTGTATGACTCTACCTTGTCCGAGATGACCAAAATATTCGAGTCGGAGGATAACGATTTTATCCCTGCCGAAAACCTTTCCCGATTGATTGAAGGAGGAGGTCTTGACAAAGCCATTTGGATGCTCCCCATTGAAAAGCTGGTAATGGTGTTTCAGGTATTGGGTCAGCAGAGACAAGAGCTTATTGGTCAGATTTATGAGGTAACGGGTATTTCCGATATTGTCAGAGGGGATACCAACCCTAATGAGACGCTGGGCGCTCAACAGATCAAGGCAAGCTTTGGAAATATGCGAATTGACCGTCAAAGACGTGCGGTAGAGAAGTATGCACGTGATCTTGTGAGGCTGATGGTCGAAGTAATGGCCGACAAGTTTTCCCCTGAGACCTTCGAGACGATGACCGGAATGGATTTCCCCACTGGCGTTGAAAAGAAGATGGCTCAACAGGCAGTGCAAGCGATTCAGGTGCAAGCACAGCAATTACAGCAAGCACAACAACCACTTCCCCCACAGATGCAGCAAATGATGCAGGAAGCCCAGCAGGTAGCCTCCAAGCTGTCATGGGATGAGATTGACGCTGTGATGAAAAACGATGTAATGCTGGATTATCGGGTAGACGTAGAAACAGATTCAATGATTGCCTCTGATTTGCAGAAAGATCAACAGAACATGACCGAATTTATGAACGGGATGGGTCAGTTGTTCAAGTTCTCTGCCGATGGGATTAACTCAGGGATGATCACGCCTGAGATCGGCAAGAAGGTGATGGCCTCGTTTGTGCGTAAGTTCAAATTAGGGAAAGAGGTGGAGGACGAGTTGGAAGCACTGGTTAATCAGCCCCAGCAACAAGGCCCGAATCCACAACAGCAGGCAGAACAGGCTAAGGCTCAAGGTGAGCAGCAAAAGATGCAGATGGAAATGCAGGCATTGCAGCAAGAAAGCCAAGCTGAACAGGCTAAATTGCAGGCAGATGTGCAGGCGGCGCAACAACAAGCACAAATTGATATACAGAAAGCCCAAGCAGAGGCGGCTATAGAGAAAGAACGGCTAGGGACTGAGATTCAGAAACTAAACATGAGCATGGCAGAGGCCCGCGCCAAACATGCTATGGAAATGGAGAAGATTGCAGCCAATGGCAACACGTAACGCTATCACGGGTGATGAAATAAAGACTACGGTCAACTCCGAAGCCTACAAGGAGGGGATTGGTCGTATTTTTGGGGACACCAAGGTTCAAAGAGGTCGTTATAAGCAGGATAGGGAGACGGGCAAGTTTATTCCTGTGCGTGAGTGGAATGCCAAGTATGCAGAGCCTGAAAGACCGAGAGGCCCGATGGTGAGCGTGAAGAACTTTGACGCTTTCGAGTCTCCTGCCACTGGCCGACTTGTTCGCAATGAGCGGGAGCTTAGAGAGGACATGAAGGTTAGCGGATGCCGCACGTATGAGGGTAAAGATCAAGAGGCTAAGGAGGCCAATAGGTATCTTCAAGAGCAAGACCGTAAGATGGAAAAGATGGTGGAGGAATCGGTAGAGAAGACAGCGTATGATATAGACCACGGCTATCACCAGATGACCGGGGATAACGATTTAACATTTACATTCGGAGAATAGATTGATGAGTGAGATTAACCTCGACGAATCAATGGCAGACATTTTAGACGAGATTGAAACGGGCGGTGTGAAAGACGCACCTGTTGAAGATGGCGAAGTAGAGATTGATGACTCAGAATTAGAGGAGATTGTCGATTCCAAGGAAGATGAGCCAGAGGAGGAAGAAACTCCAGAGGAGAAAGAGGAGCCAGAAACCCCCGAAAAAGTTGTTGATGAGGAGTTAGAGCCAAGGCTTAATGTCCCGCCTACCACCTGGACAGCAGAGGCTAAGAGTAAGTACTCCGACCTTCCTTCATGGGCCAAGAAAGAGGTTCATAAGCGTGAGGAGGATGTGCTTAGGGGTATTACTAACCTCAAGCAGCAAGGTGAGTTTGCCTCACGTATTGAAAAGACGATTTCGCCTTATCAAGCGTTGCTATCCTCAAAGGGTGTGCAGCCAGAGCAAGCGGTTAGCGCGATGCTCAATACGTTTTATACGTTAGAGACTGCCAGCCCCCAACAAAAGGCGGCATTGATTAAAGACCTTGCCACAAGATATAATGCTGATATGTCGGTATTTTCACAAGAAGCCGACCCTAAACAGCAAGAATTAAGCCGATATATTGCGCCATTAGAGCAGCAAGTGAGGCAATTGCAGCAGGTCATACAGACTCAGCAGCAATCAGGACAACAGGCCGCACTGAATCAGGCCAATGTCGAGATAGAAGAATTTGCAACAGCGATGGACGAGAGCGGAAAGGCCAAACACCCGTATTTCTCCAACGTGTCAGATATTATGGTGAGCTTTATCGAGTCCGGAAGGGCTACAACCCTAAAGGATGCTTACGATTTAGCTGTGTGGTCAGAACCTTCCGTGAGAGCACTGCTTTTGTCAGAACAGACAAAGCAAGCAGAGGCTAAGCGCAAGGAGGAAGATCGCAAGAGGCTCGAAAAGTCGAGGAAGGCCAACAAGCCAAACATTGACAGACGAGGCTCACACGAAACCACTAAAGGTAAGCCAAAAGGCTCTATAGTGGACACCCTAAACGATACCTTCGACGAGCTTATGGCGAGTTGATAAGGAGTAGAATATGTCTTCACCCAATGCAACATTTACGGAATTGGTTTCGACCACGTTCCGCAAGCACAAGGGAGAGTTTGCTGATAACGTCACTAACAACAATGCACTGATGAAGCGCCTTTATTCAAAGGGCCGCAAGCGCATTGAAGATGGTGGTTTGTCGATTGTGGCAGAACTCGATTATGCAGAAAACGGTACTTACCAGCGTTATTCAGGTTATGACACTTTGAATATCGCGGCCTCTGATGTTTTGTCAGCGGCTGAGTACAACTGGAAGCAATCTGCGGTCAACGTAGTGGCTTCTGGTCGAGAGTTGCGGATTAACTCCGGTAAATCTCAAATCATCAATTTGGCAAAAGCTCGATTGACTAACGCCATGCGCACATTCAAGAATAATATCTCTTCTGATATTTACTCATCTGGCGCGGCTGCTAATCAGATCAACGGCTTGCAGGCTATTTGTCCTGACACTGCTGGTGGTACGTTAGGCGGTATTGATGGTGATACTTACACATTCTGGCAAGCGGCTGTACAAAGTGCGGCTTCTCCGATTAGCGGTTCTGCGATTACGTTGTCAGAGTCCACGTTTGAGAAGTTCATGCGTCAGTTGTACATTGAGCTAACACGTGGCAGTGATGCTCCTGACCTGATTGTAATGTCGAATGATTACTTTGAACTGTTTGAAGGCTCACAAGTGTCAATCAAGCGATACACGGCGGATGCTAACACCTCACAGAACAGCGCGAATGCTGGCCTTGTTTCCCTGAAGTACAAGGGCGCAGACGTGTTCCATGATGGTGGTTCTGGTATCTCTGCTGCTCACGCTTACTTCCTGAACACGGATTATCTGGAATTGGTATGTCACCGAGACGCGGATATGACTGAGGTGCCAGAGATGCGCGCCTTGAATCAGGATGCGGTGGTAATGCCTATTATTTGGATGGGCAATATCGTGTGTTCAAACCGTTCACTTCAGGGTGTGGCGAAAGCCTAAAGGAGATTATTATGACTATTCACACTTCCCCCCTGATTATCCCGCCTTTGAATGCGAATGACGATGAGGCCCGCGTTCGCGTAGGCACCACTGTCGCGCTTGATGATGGCGGTTCGGCAACCTATGTTGAGGCAGGCTCTGAGATTGCACAGTATAGTGCTGTAGCTATCAGAGTTGATCAGTCTGTTGTGGGTCTTACCACTGCGGCTGTTGCTGATGGCACTGGTTCTACCAAGCAGGTCGGCTTTGCACAAACCTCTATTGCTTCTGGCAATTACGGGTGGGTGCAAACATCTGGTCGCCCTGTTGTGAATCTGGCCGCAAACTGTGCCGATAAGGTGATTTTGTTCACCACGTCCACTGCTGGTGTTTTAGATGATGCGACGGTAAGCGCCTCTTTGGTTGCTGGCGTTGTGTCCAAGACCACTATCAGTAATGCTACGGCAATCACTGTGCTTGTTCCGCATGGAGCGTATATCCATCCATTTGTAAACCCAGCATAGGGTGACGGATGAAGCCGTTAAACATTGATGTTACTCAATACGGCACTGTAGAGGGCATATCGGAGAATATTCGGTATGCCCTTTCTCTTGGGCTTGATGAACTTCAAATGGCCCCCTGCAAGCACGATGGGAGCTTTATTGTTGTAGGAAGCGGCCCCTCTCTTGAATTTCAGATAGATAACATCCGATCAGAGCAGGAGGCTGGAAGGCCCATCTGCGCGGTTAAGGATGCTTATGATTATCTTGTCTCTCATGGGATTACCCCTAATCTCTATATCTCTGTTGAGCCTCGCTATAGACCTGTAAAAAACCCTAGCAAGTCTAGCGCATTCCTTTTGGCCTCGCGTTGTCACCCTGATATGTTCCGTGATTTAAAGGGCTATTGTGTTTATCTGTGGCACTCATGGAGCGAGGAGGATGATAAGGATTTATTAAAAGCCAAGATGTGTATAGGGGGCGGCAGCACATCGGGATTGAGGGCGGTAAATGTTGGGTATTGTCTTGGATATAGAAAAATAATTATGTATGGGATGGATTCTTGCTTAGGGGTTAAGGGCGAGAAAAGGGTTAGCCAATTGACACTTGGTAAGCAGGTATCGAAAACGAACGTAATTGTTGGTGATAAGGAGTTTATCTGCAATATGGCAATGGCGGCACAAGCTCAGGATTTCCAGCATATTTACACGGTGATGCCTGATTTAAGCATACAGGTCAAAGGTGGTGGGTTGTTATCCGCTATAATTGAGGAGAGAAAGAAAAAGGGGTTTAGGACGTGATTACTATATGCATTGGGTACGACTATAAAGAATCTGTTGCTTATCATGCTTTGTGTCAATCGATCATGGATAATGCTTCTGGCCCGGTAAGGTTTGTTCCTATTAACCTACAAAACCTTCCGATGTTTGAGCGAGAGCGCGACGATAAGCAATCTACTGACTTTTCTTTTAGCAGATTCTTGACGCCATACCTTTGTGATTACCAGGGTATTGCGTTGTTTATGGACTGCGATATTGTTTGTGTTGGTGATGTTTACGAGATATTAAAAGAGGTTGATGGAAGTGCTGTTCAGGTAGTAAAACATCACTACACGCCAAGAACTGCCAAGAAGTTTTTAGGCAACATCCAAAGTGTTTACCCGAAAAAGAATTGGTCTAGTGTCATGCTGTTTGATTGTTCTCAGTGCAAGGTTTTAACGCCTGAGTACGTCAATTGGGCCTCTGGAATGCTTTTGCATCAATTCATGTGGACTGAATCGGTAGGGAGTTTGGAGCCTAAGTGGAATTATCTTGTTGGAGAAGACCAGCCAGAATGTAGTCCAGTATTAATTCATTACACGCTTGGCGGGCCTTATTTTACCGAGTATCAAGATTGCGAGTATAGCTCACAGTGGTTTAGTGCTTTCCAGAGGGCTGTCAATTGCGCTCAGTAGTGTTTATACATAGAGGAGGGGATAGTATGGCCTCATACCGTCTTCGCGCTCAGGTAGGCGCTGATGCGGTTTCTGGCACTATAAATGGGGGCTTAGGTGAGATCACGGTCTTTTCAAAGCCTTGTAAGGAGGATTTAGACCTTGCAAAGACACTTAAAGGCGCGGGCGGGATTATTGTTGTGGATTATTGTGATAATCACTTTGATCACCCTGATCTTGGTAGTGTGTACCGTGAATTTCGTGATCTTGCGGATAAAGTGGTGTGTAACACGCCTGTCATGGCGCAGATCGCCGGGGAAGATTGCACGGTAATTCCTGACCCTTACGAATGCTTGCAAGTTCAGCCTCATGCTAATGGTGATAATCTTGTGTGGTTCGGCCATAGCTCCAATATTCAGGATATTGCCAAATTCTCAGGTCTTCCCAATTTAACGATTGTCTCCGGGCCTCAGTTAATCAAAGGTGTTAAGCCTTGGTCTGCTGATCTAGGGTTTTTGCACGATGCTAATATTTGCCTTTTGCCTACTAGAAAAGGGGCCGAGTATAAATCAAACAATCGGTTTATCACTGCTGTTATGAGCGGTTTGTACCCTGTGTGCAATCCTCACCCATCCTATGACGAGTTTAGAGGGCTGGCGTGGAGAGGTTGCTTAAGCACAGGGATTAAATGGGCGTTGCATGAAAAACAGTCATTAAATGGGCTTGTGAGCGAGATGCAAGATATTATTAAAGATAAATATTCTAAAAAAACGGTGGGGGAGCAATGGAAAAGCCTATTAGAATCAATTTAGGCTCAGGTGTTCACCCGTGGCCCGGTTTTGTTAATGTAGATTATGACGGGGATTGTGATGTTGTATCCGATGTGACTTGTCTGCCCATGTTTGGGGATAAGTCTGTGGATGAAATACACGCGATTCATTTGTTTGAGCATATAGACCGGATGAAGGTTCAGGATGCGGTGGCGCAGTGGAGAAGAATTTTAAAGGATGGCGGCAGGCTTATTTTGGAGATGCCGTGTCTTGATAAGATTGTTTCATTAATCTGTGAGGGGGTTGTTGACCCAAGGCTTACACTGTTTGGAATATTTGGCGACCCTCGCTATGAGAGCGAATACATGAGGCATAGGTGGTGCTATACTTATGCGGAGATTGAGGAAGTTTTAAAGCATGGAGGCTTTGAGGTAAGTTTTGAAGAACCTGTTTATCACAAGAAACAACGCGATATGCGCGTTATAGGAGTTAGTAATTTATGAGCAATCTGCCAACCATTCAGACCGAGAACAGACCTCCTCTGTTGCGTTTTGTCAGTCTTGCCGTAGAAGACCGTTTTGCAAGCGAGGAATCAGGTCAAGTTGAGTATAAAGATGTGATTAAGGTGTATGTACGCGCCGCTGGTGATACCAAGTGTGAGGTGCCTTTTGTTGCCAAAGAGACTATTTACGAGCCTCGAACGGCTGTTGTAGATGTTCAGTCCAAGCGAATGAGAAACTTCCGTGATGGCAATGGGGATATGAGCCAAAAGGAGGAATCATTTGTGGAGCGCAAAGAAGAAGTGCTTTATGACAAGAAGGTGATTTATCCTTGGATTGACCAACTAAAAGACAAGCTAAAGAATGGCTGGGTATCACAGGAGTATTTTGATTTTTGTCAAAAAGCCCTTGAGCGATTCATGAAGAATGAGGACGCCCCTGTTGTGGGTATTCCACTTGCTGAGTGGCGAGGCGCGCCTGAGTCGATCAAGAAGAAAGCCATTGATATAGGGATTAACTCTGTGGAGTTGGCTGCTGAGATGACCGAGGAGGCTATGCAAGCGATTGGCATTGGCGCTCGTGATCTTAAGAATAAAGCTGGTGCGTTCCTTGAGGCTGATAAAGCTCCTAACAAGGCTGCGCAGAAAATCGTTAATCTTGAGGCGGCAAATGCTGCGCTGATGGAGCGATTAGCGGCTTTGGAAGATGCTGCGAAGGAAACTAAACGATCACCCGGAAGACCTCGTAAAGAGGAATCAGAGGCCGCGTAAATGTCGCTATTGACCATCATTCAAAATGCTTGTGATGACATTGGTATAAGCAAGCCAACGACTGTTATCGGCAACACTGATAAGCAGATAACTCAACTGCTATCAATTTGTTCACGCGAATGTCGTGATCTGGCCTCTCGGTATCAGTGGCAGGCGTTGGTGAAGGTTAATACTTTCACGCTTGCCCTTGCAGAGTCGCAGGGGGTGGTCAATGGGACGGTTGTGACCTCCTCTGATTTTGATTATTTGCTGAACGAAACGATCTGGAACCGGACGCTGGCAGAGCCTATTTTTGGGCCTGTTGGCGCTTCGGAAAGACAGGCATTGGCTGCGTTTCCAGTGACCGGGCCATTTCAGAGATTTTGGATAAGAGGGGGGATTTTATACATTAATCCGGCCCCTGCTAGTGCTGATACTGCTGCGTTTGAGTATAAATCTACGCAGTGGTGTCAATCTTCTGGCGGTACGGGTCAGGCGGCATGGGCTGCTGATACGGACACTGCCAAACTGGATGAAAACATTATTACATTAGGTGTAATTTGGCGCTGGCTTCAACGCAAGGGCATGGATTATGCTCAGGACTTTGAGGCGTATGAATCTCGGGTGACTGATGCAATGGCTCGTGACGGTGGTAAACCACGATTAAGCATGAATATGAGCACATTTGACCGGATGCCGGGAGTATTTGTTCCACAAGGGAATTGGTCAATATGAGAGCGCCAGCATTCCGCAAGGCTACGAAGGGGTCGAGAATATCGAGCTTTTATTCTTTGCCCTCTCCTGCGTTGGGCTGGAATGCACGAGACTCTATAGCATCGATGAAAGAGGCGGAAGCCTTGATTATGGACAATGTGTTTCCTGATACTACCGATGTGATGGTGAGAAAGGGTTATACACAGTTTGCTACAGACATTCCTTTGCAAGTTGAATCACTAATGCCTTATAACCGGGCAGATGGTTCAGATCAATTATTTTGTGCCTCTGATGACAGTTTTTACGATATTACATCGGGAGGAGCTGCTGGTTCTGCGGTTCAATCTTCGCTTTCCAATGCTAGATGGCAGTCTGTGAACTTTACTAATTCATCCGGTACGGTGTATCTGTGCTGTTTTAATGGCGTGGATTCCCCTAGATATTGGGATGGGTCGAGTTGGGTGACTATTACGGCGATTAGTACCCCTGCAATTACGGGAGTAACGGTCACTGGACTAATCTCTGCAACTGTTCACAAGCGCCGTATGTGGCTTGTCCAAGTTGATTCCCTGAAAGCGTGGTACTTGCCTGTTGATTCTGTTGGCGGGGCTGCTAATGCCATAGACCTTGGAGGAATTGCGTACAAAGGCGGCTATATTATGGCACTTGGTACGTGGACGATTGACGCTGGCGAGGGAATGGATGATTACTGGTGCGCTGTGACCTCTGAGGGTCAATTGGTTGTTTATCGAGGTACAGACCCATCATCTGCTTCTACTTGGGAGTTGGTGGGAGTGTGGGATGTTGGTCAGCCTATTGGAAGAAGGTGTTTATATAAGTACAAAGCAGACCTTCTTTATGTCTCTCTAGAGGGTGTTTTGCCCCTTTCTGCTGCGATTACTACGGGTAGAACAGATCAGCGAGTCGCCCTTACCGATAAAATAACGCAAGCCATGTCCTCTGCTGCGGCGCTTAATAAAGGCAACTATGGGTGGGAGCTTTTGTACTATCCAGAGGCCAATATGTTGATGCTCAATATTCCTGTTGATGAAGGTGGTAATCAGGAACAATACGCCATGAACACTGTGACGGGTGCGTGGGGTGGGCCATTTCAGGGAATTAATGCTAATTGCTGGTGTATTTTTGGCGGTGAGCCTTATTTTGGTTCTGAGACGTATGTAGGAAAGTTTTGGGATTCACTTTCTGATAATGGGACCAATATCGCATTTGAAGCCCAACAAGCCTATACCTATCTTGGGTCCAGAGGACGATTGAAGCAGGTTAAATCTGTGCGTCCTTACATTCTTGCCGGAGGTGATTTCTCGGTGGTGATGGGGGTAAATGTCGATTTCTCCCAAAACGAGGTTACTGGTTCTATTTCCTTTTCTGCTCCTACTTATGGCATATGGGATACGGCTTTGTGGGATAGCGGAATATGGGGTGCTAATTTGAATTCTTACGCTGATTGGCAGACTGTAAATGCCGTAGGAACTGCTGTATCATTGCGTATCAAGGGGCAAGTGAAAGATATAGAGTTTCGCTATGCCGCATCTGACGTTGTTTATGAGAATGGAGGTGTAATAGCCTAATGCCAACGTATATCCCGCCTCCTGCAACGCCTAATTATCAGGGTGCCGCACAGCAACAAGGTGCTGCAAACCTGCAAGCTGGGCAGCAAACCACACAGATTTCCAATCCTAATATTGTCAACCCTTATGGCTCACAGACGGTTACTTACGGGCCTGATGGCCAGCCTACTGTTAATCAAAGTTTATCAGGGGCGGGTCAGGACAGGTTAAACGCAGCCAATAGTTTAGGGGCAGATGGGATTTCTCGGATTGCCGAGATGACCAGCCCATCTTTGACAAGCTATAACTTTTCAGGCGTTGATAAGTTCGATATGTCCGGCGCTCCTCAGATTCGGGGGATTGATACAGGTGCATTGCCAGAGGTATCGGCGCTGAATACCGAAGGGCTTTTTGACCTTTCCCCTATTAACACCGGAAACCTGTACCAACGGCAGACAATGCCAACGGTAGAGGGCCAATCGGCTGTTGCTGAGGCTTTGAGACAAAGAGAAGCCCCTAGACTAGAAAGAACTCGCAGTGCTGCCGAAAACGATCTTTTGGTGCGCGGATTCAACCCAGGCACACAAGGGTATGATGCTCGGATGGATGACGTGTCTAGGGCTGAAAATGATTTTAATCTTGGCCTTACTGCTTTGTCGGGTCAGGAGCAGTCACGTTTGTTTAACATGGAAGGGGCATTAAGAGGCGAGGGTCTTGGAGAGCAACTGGCTCAAACGGGTTCTGAGCAGTCTGTCAGGGGGCAATTGTTTGGTGAGAGAAGTTCTATTTCTAATTTCGAGAAGTCTTTGAGAGATCAGGGCTTGAACGAACAGCAGGTTAGAGCGCAAGTCGATCAGATGGCTCGTCAGCAAGCACTTTCCGAGCAAATGGCAAAACTGTCTTCTCAGGAAACCGCGAGGGGGCGTGAAGTCTCTGAGGCGATTACCGGACGAACACTTCCGATTCAAGAATATGCAGCGATTCAACAAGCGGTCAATCCTACCATGCCCCAATTCCAGCAATTTACGGGCGCGAATGTGAATGCTGCTCCTGTGTTTGATGCAACGACTCAGCAAGGGCTGTTTGACCTTAGCAAGTACGGGATTGATGCAGAGCAAGTGATGGCAAGAAATCAGCGTAAATCCGACGAAAGTGCTTCCAAGCGTCAAGGCTGGATGGATTTGGCTGGTTCAATTGCTGGGTATGCGGGGACTAGATAATGGCATATACATCACTCCCAGAGATTCAGCGCAAACTTGAGCTTTCAAGGGCATTGGCTGCGACTCGTTCCAATAATACGAGAAGTCAATCAGGGTCGATTACATCCGGACTTGCTAACGTATTAAATCAGTATCGAAGCGGAAAACTCGCCAAACAAGCCACTGAAGAACAATCGGCGAACGAGCAATTGCGTACTCAGGAAATGCAACGGCTTCGGGATGCGTTGACGGGCGCCACAGGCCCACAACAGCCTCTAGGTGCAATGAGCTTTGAGACGCCTGAAGTATCGGAGTTTGCGACAAACCTTGAGCTTCAAAAGGCGCTAAGAGAGCCTCTTAAGCCAATTCAAGTAGGTGCTAATGAAAGGCTTATTGACCCTACAAATTATCAAGAGCTAGTGTCTCCTGTAGAGAAGGCAGAGCCTACTAATTACAACCAGCCTTTCCTTCCAGACGGTACCCCTAATGATGCGTATATTCAGTATCAGGAGCGACTACGAACGCTTGGAAAGCCTCAAACCAATGTCACCACGAATATCACTCCTAAGGCGGAAGGCGCATATTTAGAGGAGCGCGCAAAAGGTCAGGCTGGGGCTGTTGCAGAGCTTGAAAAGGCCGCTGAATCAGCCTACCGCGCAAACAGTGCTTTGGATAGATTCGTGTCGGCTTCGGCTTCAGGTGATCAAGGTGCGTTACAGCCTATCGTGACAAGTGTGAAAAACCTGATTTCATCCTTCGGATTTAACCCTGAAGGACTTACCGACACGGTGACCATGCAACAAGCTATTGGCGATATCTTGGGTTCTAAAATGTCAGAGCTTGGCGCTAGAGGCTTGACTGATCGTGACATGGAAGTATTGCGCGAATCACTGCCAAGAGTATCAACCAGTCATGACGCAAGGGTAGCGGTTGCTAATGTCGTCCAGAAAGCCAATTCAAATTTAATAAATGAATACATGAGTCAGGCGCAATTTGAGAAAGAAAACTATCCTGATTACAAGTTCGTTCGACCTTCATGGATGCAAGGCTACACCCCCCCCGAGCCTTTTCAGGCTCCATCTCAAGGGGCACAATCTGGAAGATTCATCATTGAGGAACTTCCGTAATGCCTGAATACATCATCACTGACCCACAGACGGGCCGGAAAATAAAGATGATAGGCGACTCGGCTCCGAGTGAGCAGGAGATTGCCGAGGCATTCGGTATGAAAAGTGCAGCACCCGCGTCTAAGCCAGAACTGACCTCAAAGTTTGAGGGTGACGGTTCAAGCTATTGGGACAGGGTGAAGGCTGGATTCTCTCCTCAAAGACTTGCAGGAAGCCAACCTGCTAGAGCTTTGGCAGGTGCCGTTTCTCCTGTTGTTGCTGCCGCTCAGGGCGGAGCTATGGTTGGAGACGTAATTGCCGAAAAGATGGGCTATGAAGGTGATACAGCCAAGAAAATAGGTTCTGCGTGGGGTTCTTTGCGTGACTATCAGCAAGGTGGGAGGGATGGTTCTGGACTAGACCTTGAATACATGGCCGGAAATATCGGTACTGGATTGGCCTTGGCCTCAAAGATTCCAGCGGCGACATCTACACTTGGAGGCATACTGCAAGGGGGCGCAACTGGAGCAGGCTTGGCGATGACTAACCCGGCTACCAGTGAGCACCCCGGCGCTGAAAAACTGGCACAGGCGCTCACAGGGGTCGTGGCGGGTGCTGCTGTTCCTACTGTTGGTGCTGCGTGGCGCTTTGGTGCTGACCGACTGACCCAAAAAGGTATTGAGAGACAAGTAGGTAGATTGCTTAACGAGGCGGCAGGGCCAAGACGAGATGCGGTGATTCAAGCATTAAGAAGCCGCTCTGGCAATCCTCCTGTTGGGCCTAGACCTTTATCTGCCCCGACTGCTGGACAATCTGCTGCCTCTGCTGGCAGTGCTGAGTTTTCGGCTTTGCAAAGAATTGCAGCAACAAGAGCAGACCCATCGACGTATTCGGCCATCAATTCGGCTCAGACTCGGGCGCAGATTGATGCACTTAGAAGAATTGGAGGGTCGGCTGATGATTTGGCAACGCAGACAAAAGCGGCCACCAATCAAATAAGCCAATTGTACGATGATGCCTTTAATGCGCCTTTGCAGGCTACTGATGATTTAACGAACATTCTGATGAATGACCCCTACGTGGCAGAGGCTACAAAAATAGCCGATAAAGTGGCACGATCTCGCGGTGTTCCACAAGGCACTACAGAGTACATGCACCTTATCAAGAAAGGGCTTGACGATCTTGTTTCAACCCCTGCGGCTCCCGGAGGCATGGGTGCTACCGAGAAATCCACTATAGAGGCTGTTAGGCAACGATTCATCAACGCCTTGGGCAAATCCAATCCTGTTTATGATGCCGCTAGATTAAAGTCTCAGGAGCTTTACAAGCCCCTCAGTCAAATGAGGGTAGGGCAAGAGATAGAACAAAGGTTCTCTCCTGCTTTAACTGATTTGGGTGCAGAGGGGATTCGCCAAAGACCTGCCGCACTTGCTCAAGCATTACGTGATGCGCCGGGGACGGTGAGAAGGGCAACGGGATTTAAGGGCGCTCAATCGATTGATGATATAATGAATCCAGACCAAATGGAGCTAATTAACAAGGTTGGTCGTGATGTTGCCAATAACGCCGATTTTGAAAGACTTGCCCAACAAGGCGGTAGTAGAGTCAATGAAATGCTGAACAATATGTACACAGAAAAAGCCGGGAGTATGCTCAGTCGGGTGATGATGATATTCAACACGATTTTAAGTAGAACTGGCAGGGCTGCAACGGGCAAAGGAATGAAGGTGGTGGCTGATGTAATGCGCGACCCGCTTGCTACTGCTGATCTTATGGAGGCGGCCACAACTGCTGAAAGGTCACAGATACAGGCGTTGCTACAAAATGCCCTTTCTTCTCAAGGTGGTGCCGCTACATCAAGCGCAATTGGTGCGGCTGAAGATTACATGAGGAACGAACAATGAGCAGAAACGGCAGCGGGACGTACACATTGCCAGCCGGAAACCCCGTAGTCACGGGAACGGTTATTAGTTCGACTGTCCACAATAATACCATGTCGGATATTGGGGATGAAATTACCAATTCGGTGGATAAGGATGGTCAGACGGTTATTACTGGTGATATTGACTACAATGGTAATGCGCTGATTCTTGATGTAGATGGAGACTCAAAAGTTGAGGTTTCCACTGATGATAGATTCGATATTACATTGGGCGCAGTGCTGAGTCTTTCGACTACATCGGCACAGACTCTTTTGCTTGATGCGCTGGCTAAACTGACTCCAGCTGATTCCAATATTATTGTTGGGAACGGCACCACTTGGGTGGCCGAATCAGGCTCTACAGCAAGAGCTTCATTAGGGGTAGATTTGACCACTAAAGGCTCAATATTGGTGGGAAATGGCACTGTTCCTGCTGCTCTTGCGGCTGGTACTGATGGGCATGTGCTGTCCTATGATAGCGCGGAGGTTACAGGGATAAAGGGAATAGCCATCCCTGACACAGCTAGAGACTACCAAGCGTTTACCTCCTCTGGAACGTGGACTAAGCCTGCTGATGCTGCATTTGTATTGGTAGAGTTATGGTCAGGAGGTGGGGGCGGTGCATCAAACACAGGTGGCGGAACTGCTGGTGGCGGTTCTGGTGGCGAGTATGTTTATAGACTATTTCAGGCTTCTGCGCTTGGTGCTACTGAGACGGTGACTATAGGCGCTGGCGGTGCAGGAGGTGCGGCAGGGGCTGGTAATGCTGGAAGTGTTGGTGGTAATACTACATTTGGGTCTTTGCTTACTGCGGTAGGTGGGAATCCCGGAAATACAACTGGGAGAGCAACTATTCCAAGGTCGTCTTCCGCATCTGACACTATTTCCAATACAACATTTTATCCACTTTCTACGTTCTCTCAAGCTGGATATGGTGGCGCGTCAGGCGTTGGAGGGAAAACAATATACGGTGGTGGTGGTGGAGGCGGCAATTCCAATGCTGGTGGTACCTCAGAGTATGGGGGTAATGGCGGGGCTGGTACTGATACGCTGAACACTGCTGGAACAGATGGAACTGCTCCCGGTGGCGGTGGCGGTG